TCTTTCTATCTCATACGCTTGAGAAGAAAAGTTTTTACCTTCTTCTTGAAGTTTTACAGATAGTCTTCTTGTTAGCTCAACATCACGCTTGCAATACTCAAGCATGTTATCACTATACTCACTGAACTCAGTAAAGTTTCCTTTGTTATAGTTAAGTCTTTCTCCCCATGATTCTAAAGAGTGACCACCATCTCTAATGGGATTGTAAAGTTGGGACTCAATAAGTGTATCTCTTATTTGATTTAGTTTTATATTAGAACCAGTAAGTCTATTAAGAACAGGGGCATCAAAGCTAATGCCATTGTGCATGACAAACTCACTAATTCCTTTACTCCAGTTTGCAAAGTCTTTGCATTCATCACCTATCCAACAACGCTCTTGATTGCTGTAATAATGTTTAGCAACTATGCAATGTATCTTTGTAGCATTAAGACTGTCTGTCTCTATGTCAACTACTGCTTTCGTCATTAGATTTTTTCCATATCATTGGGGGTTTCCCCTTAAAGTATTCACTATCTAAAGCGTGATCTAGTTTTATTCTGCTAACTACATCATCTCGTTGATACCTTTGGTATTTTTTATAGATAGCTTCTCTTGGACTGTCCACATATATATCATTCACAGCATCAAGGGAAAATTTTAGCAGTCTTTCTCTGTCTATAAATATGTAATCATCTTTTCTTTCAAACACAATATAGTTTGCATCACCATAGAGCCAACCTCTGTGGCCTCTGACGTTTTGAAACTCTACCCATGTGTACTCATCATCAAAATCCCAACTAGCTCTCGTTGCTTTCTTACGTGCCTTCACATCTACTGAAATATTCTTACCGTCTTTCTCTAGGAAGAAGTCTATATGTTTAAACATATCCTCCTGATCAGTTGATTTAGTTACTAAGTACCCTTTGTTTTTAGCTTCTATTCTAAAATTTCTTTCTGCAATCCAACCGTTCATTAATCATTCTCCATAAATGGATTATCTACCTGTGTCATTCTACCAGTTTTCCCATCGTAATGCAAGTAACAAGCAACACCTGTATCACCAGTGTACCTGTTCTTGAGAACACGTATGGTTGTAGTGTTCGCTTCTATGTCATCGTCTGCTTGCTGATTACGCTCCAAGGCTATAACGCTATCACTTAGATGTGCGATAGAGGCAGAGCCACGTAGATGTGAGAGAGATACCTCACGCCCATCCTCATGCCCACGATCCCCACTTGGCCTTCGCAGGTGGCTGACAAGCAGCAAGCCTATGCCTGTCTCCTCCACTAGTGATCGTAGCTTAGTCATTAGAATATCAATCGACTTACGTTCATCACCGTTGTCCTCCTGACCTGACACTAAAATAGAAAGGTGATCAAGGAAAACCCACTTGCATTCCAAACCCTTTGCCATGTACCTAACACGATCAAGAATCTCATCGTTTTCTATACTACCAAAGTGATCGAATGCGAAAAACCTACCGCTTCCAACTGTCTTTTCTTGCCAATCCTTTAGCTGATCTGCGGAGTATTGCTCACGTATTTCCTTGATGTATAACCTAGCGTCTGCCTCAACGCTCATAATATTAAAGGCTGTGTTCCTTACGCTTTCCTCCAATGCGAGGACACCAATGTTATCATTGCTGTTGTTCATGATGTGGTGCATAAGCTCACGCATGATGCTTGACTTACCCATACCAGCACCACTGGTAAATGTAACCAGTTCCCCAGTACGCATACCGTAGGTCTTTTCATTAAGCTTATTCCAAGGGTAGGGACAAGTATCAAAATACTTCTCATCGTAAAGGCTGTCGCCAAGATCAGCTAAGTTAATAATACCTGCTGGTGTGTAGACTTGCGCCCCCCACCAAGCACTTGTAAACTTTCTAGTTTGACCAGTTTTTAAATACTCGTTGGCATCTTTAAGTTCTAAATTTACAATCGAACATTTGTTTGGCTCAAACAATTGAGCGACGGCCTGAGATGCGGCCTTACCATCCTTGTCGTTATCAAAACAAATACGTATATGCTCAAACTTATTGAGATAGTTTAACCACTGCTTACAGTTTTTAACTGCAGACTTAGCCCCATTCTTAATGGAGACTGCGGCATACTTGTTATCAAACATTTGGTGAACAGACATTGCATCAAGCTCACCCTCACATATCGTAATGTATTTACCACTGTTAAAAACATTTTGTCCAAACAATCCGCAGCTAGACAGATCACCCTCTGACCAAAAATCTTTGGTCTTTACTTCCCTAAACTTACTAGCAAGGTGGTTGCCTTCTTTGTCAAAGTATTTGTATCTGTGACCAGCTACCATGCTGCCTTCCCTTGATACACCAACGCCGTAAGTGCGACACGTATCTTGCGTCAACCTACGGTCAGGAATATCAGACAAATTATAAGCCCTTTGGGGATTACTTTTTCTTGAGTTCATTGGTACAACTTTCTGTTCGGCTTCCATTTCTTCTCCATTAAATCTTGTATCACATACAAAACAAAAGGAATGCCCATCGCTGTGCTGAACATTCCCATCGCTTGATCCACATGCAGGGCATTCGCCTCTGCTTAACCATTGTCCATTGGTCATAACACCCTCTTTAATTAACGCTCTACAGTATCGTAAGATACTCTACTGTAGAGCTTTAAATTAACTTTTACATTTCTTAGTATAATAACTATTCTTTATACTTGTTTTAAGAAAGTATAGCAACCCTCCTCTATTTTTAACTTCATCTTCAGCCTCTTTCTTTGTCTTAAAAGATTGAATAATTATATCTCCAAATTCTTTTTTTAACATTAAGTTCCACATTTTGCTACATACTCACGTAAATTTATAACTTGAACTCCTTTAAGAAGATAATGAATACCTGTTCTCATATCCCAAGTCCAATGAACAGCAGAACAAGAAACATTTACTATGGTACCATTTCCAATGATAACACTATGATCCCAAGGGTTATTTTGAGAGTCAACAACTTTAGGTGGGTCCATTTTAATTCTTTCCCTAATGGGATAGCCGTCCTCATCTTTTTTAGTTTTACCACAACAGTCGCATTTTATAGACCTCTTTTTAATACATCTTCTTTTTATACTAATAAAATTTCCAAGACCATCATCTCTATTTTTAAAAAGTTCTTCTGCATTTTTTTGAGTTTGACCACAGCCGTTGCATAAATTAAATTTTTTAATTATTTTTTCTGAAAGAGTATCAAGGTATAAATCTAAACCCCAATACCCATCTGGATCAAGTCTAGTCATCGGCTTATTAAGCTGCGCCCAATAAGCTGTACCCTTTAACATTAAATTTTTAAATTTACTTTTCACCATTAATATTTCCAATCAATTTCAAGCCAATTATTTTTAGCAACAGATGTCATACAATTATTACAGGTCAGGGAAGCCCATGCAAAATTATAGACACGTTCATCAGCATGACAGTGAGGACACATGATAAACTTACCATACTTACCTGCTCTTGTATAACGATTAACATTTTTATATTCTCTCTCGTTTGGAGATCGTTGATGTTTAAGTTTCCAATCCATTTGTTTAGAGAATGGTATGTCCATTATACCAAACAGCCATTCGCAAAAGTCTTTAGGTAAATTCATTATATTAATCCTTATGTGTCTTCGTAAGTTTTATTCCAAAGGTCTTCAACAAACTCTTCTCTGTCTGACATGATCTCATTTAGTTCCTCTTTAGCAAGCTTGTTTGCCTCTTTAGAATTGTAACCCTCCTCAGAGTACTGTCGTACTAGACTCCGAAACAAGGTGTTTCTTTCTTTCTCCCATAAATTTTTAGACATTATTATATTTCTACCCACTCTGACTTACTATGTTTCTTTTGTTTAAGTTGAGCGAGTTCCTCTCTAAGTTTTTTTATTGTGAGGTCTTTACCCTCTACAATTTTCTTTAGTTTAGTTACGTGTGTTCTTAATAATTCTATTTCATCCATGATCCTACCTTAAAATATTACGAGTGTCAACATAAAATAAATGCCTACCCATGCGTCCTAAGTATTTAAAGTTGTCTGATCTTGACCACGCTGGCTTTACATATGTTGCATGATAATGAGTAGCACCCAACGTACTTTTAACAAACACACCTTGCAAAGCAAGATCAGAAACTTCTATCGCTTTCTGTAAAGCTTTTATGTTTTTCATTCTTTCAGGTTTACCATCACACCAATAAGAAAACATACATTTATTTCTTATTGGCTGGCCTCTCTTGTTGTACTTTCCCTGATGTACTACCTTACATATAGTATTAGGAAACCTACTATCAGTTACTCTTTGAAGAACTACATTAGCAACTGATAGTTGTGCCATGAATCTCTCTGATCTTGCTTCATAGTACACTGCCTCTACAAGACACTTTGTTTCATTTGCTTTAGAAGTTGAGATATAAAAACATGTAGTTAAAATCGTAAGCCATAACAATAAATTGTATTTCATTAGTGCATCCTAGTTATTTCTATGTAATACTCACTCCAATTTTCGACACCACAATCAGAGAGGAAGTCTTCTGCTTCTCTCTCTG